GAGCAATCGGACTTTCTGCGCCATGCTATTCTGTTGCATATTTTTTCTCCCTTATTTTACGTTAGGCGCTCTTAGTAAAATAAGAGCGCCCTTGTTTTACTGTACGCGGTATAATACGCCGACGCCGATCTTGATCGAGCCCGCCGGGGCCGGGAAAGAGAAGTATACGTCGATGTCACGATTTCCCGCCTGCAAGAATCCGACAGGGTTATTCGAGGCGTCGGCAATAACTTCGTAAGCGTCAGATTCACTCGACACGGTTCCTTTACCGTCATCAAGTTCGTACTGCCCGAACGTTTCGCCTTCCTTGACATTTCCGGTACTTCCGCGTTTCCACATTTTGTGCATAAACTGAAGCATCGCCATTCTGTCTTCACGAACGCGTCCAATACTGTTCGGCGTATTCTCGGAAGTCTGCAAGGAATCAACGCCGGAAACCTTGATATAGTTCCGCATGAACACGACGTTTGCATACCGAAACTCGACTCCCGTTGAAGGCGTAAACAAGTTACGAACGCAATAACCAGAGCCTGAAAGAGATTGAATCACGTTGACGCCTGCGCTTGCAATATCGGTTCGGTCAAGATCATCAGGGGCGGTATAGCCGTATACCTGATATACACCCTTAAGCGGGAACGTAATCTGCGCGGGAATCTGATGAATACCGAGGGACGCAAAACCGGCAACCATCCATCCCATGAGGTGACCGCAATTCGGGACCGCACGGCGCGGAGCAGTCGGAGAGTCAGCGAACGGGTCAGAAACACCCAACCAGTTATGCGCGTACACTGCGTCAACTTCATCGGACCGCTGATAGAGCTGTCCGGATGCAATTACGGCTGATTTCGTCGAGAGCGCGAACGCTCCGCAAATTACAGCGATGGGATTATCTTTCGTTGTGCGATTCTGACAATACGTTTCGAGTGCGCTCTGATAATCAGTCACGGCAGTTTCGACGTTCGCAATCATACGAACAGGGATATTATTGAACAGTGCATAGACGGTATTCCAGTCGGCAACGGTCGCGGGCTGAGTTCCGTCAGTTCCTCCCGTAAGATATGTCACCGTCGTAACGTCGGCAGGATAAATCTTATCGGCAGTCGGCAATGTACCGGGGACAAGTTTCGTTGCTTCCATCCAACTGGAAGAGGCGAACACGTTGACAATGTACATATTCGGATTGTTCGCGTTGAACGTTACCCATGTTTTACCGATACCCTGATCGACTTCCGAAACGACGCCGGAAGTATCTTTACGATAGACGTTTATTTTGAGTGCGAGAAGTCCAGCGGTATAATCTGCGGCAAGTCCGGTTCCGGCATAATCAGTATCGGTCCATGTAACGGTTTTCGCGGCTTCATCGACTGCGGTAATGAAATGATATTCTGCGAATCCCGTTTTGAAGATATGCAGAACGTCACCAACGGAAAAACCGACAACAGATGCAAGCGTCATCGTGCGTGCCGTCGCGCCGGTACCAGTCGGAAGAGTCGTCACGGAAGATATAAATGCATCACCGCGAGTAATCTTGTATCCGGTCCTGTTTGCCGATACGCCATACTCATCTTCGGTCTGATACGCTGCGCTCAATTTGAGAGTGGCAAGAGGTGATGACTGGCTATCATTGATTGAAGCACTTGCGACAACCGCGCCGGTTCCCGGGTAAGACGCAACGTACAGTGTTCCGTCCTGTCCGCGAAGGTTTGCAAAGAAACCGTTGATTGCGTCCCATCCATACGCGCCCGCATTCGTCTGAGCGCCAAGTACCTGCTGAGCTTCCTGAGTATTGCGGAAAGGGAACGCCTTGTTATATTTCCGGTCGCATTTTGCGACAAGTCCCGCGATACCAAAGTCGGCAGCGGTTACGGATTTCTCCGATTTAGTCGGGAGGTTATCCCCGTATACACCTAAACGCCTCATAGACTGTTCCTTTACGTCTCACGACGTTAAGATATAGATTTCAACCGGTTAGATAATTGGTCGAAGTGAAAAGTATTTTGCAATCGCTGCAAAATCGCTGGAATCAAGTTCCACCTGAGTTAGACCCACACTGTCACCTTCGCGCCCGGCGGGTTCCCATCGTTTCCAAACTCCGCGAATCGGCCATTCGCGCATTGCATTCGCCATGTTTACGGCGTAAGCGGCGATACTGTCAGCACCGGATTTCCCAGGTTCTTCTTTAGCAGTTTCCATGTGTCCTCCCTCACCTCGACGTCAAATGTATATGACGCACGAGGAACTATATCGTAATCTTCGACCGGTTCATTATCGATTGCCGGTTCTGACCATTCAAACCAAACTTTTCTACCGTTGACCCATGCGGTCGATGTTCCAATAAATGCACGTGCGGCTCTTGCGGCGTCCGCTTGTAATTCAGGAGAGCGCGCAACGATTTCTAATTGCACTTTCCATGTCTGAATTACACCGTCACGTTTCTGATAAGTGCCGAGCGGGCCGACGCACTCATTTCTGATTTCTGCGCGCGAGTTTCTTGTCGCTGGCGTCGGGCTCGCATACCACACTACAGTCCCGGGCAACGTATCTTCACGATTATAGTAACCGACTTCTACCGGACTTGTTATGTAGACTGTAGCATTGGTCGCGTCATTTAGCAAGGCGTTTCCGTCATACGTTGACATAAAAGATATTTGATTGTCTTGTATGTTATCGACCTGATGCGTTTCACCGTTAAAAAGCAATACCATGTTGCGCTCAAGAAAGGACCAATCAGTTTCTATCGTGACAACCTCGTCCCCTGCTTTCGCGTTCACTGTTCCCATTGCGCGATTGATTCCGATGCGCGTACGTTCCTTTTCAATTCCCGTTTTGACCGCCGTAAGAATGTCAGCCGGTAATGATTCTTTAACTGCACGAAAATCTGACAGAATTAGGTAATCAGCTTTTGAATGATTGACTACGATCTTTAATTTCGTAACAGCCGAATAACCGTCGATAGGAATTGAGGTATCAGTTAATTGCTTGAATGTTGGAATGCTGAAGTCTTGAGCGGTTGCAACGGATACGGCGTAAAGTGCGTCACTATCACGTTCAACTTGTCCGGACTCAAGGCGTAAACTCGCAATGTTGATAACGAGTTCCTGAAAAGCGGAAACGTCAACGGACGCTGGTAAAGTCAATGTTGCAGTCTTTCCAGAACTGCCGGAAGGAATGCGGATAGCAATAGCAGACGTGTGATAGTTCGCTATGTATTCATCGAAGTATTGAAGTTCTACCGTAAGGCCGGTATCAGCAGTCCAGCCGGTAAGTGAGTCAAGCGCTGATATAAGTAACTCACTCATTTTGCGCCTCTGCTTTTCTTGCGCGTTCAGTTATTTTCTTGATAAGCTCTTGCCGTCCTGTTGTCATGTACTGACTCACGGCTTGCTTAAACTCGATAGCCGGGTCATTCGCTTTCAATCGACGCAAGAGAACGTCATACGACTTCTGCATTGCAGGACGCGCGGGAATACGAAAGGTTTTACCGTTGCGCGTAATCGTTGCGCCATATTCATGGACAATGAAAAGTGCATTGAGCGGTAACTTCGATTCGTGATGCTTTCCTTTTATCATATGTACTGTGTATCCTCGTTTCGTTTTGAACTTCCGCATTCCTTTGATATACGTCTTTGAACCTTCAAGGCCAAGTCCGTACAAAGGAGAATCAGGATAACGATAGCCGAGACGTGCTTTCTTCGCGCGTGTATCCGGTTTCAGAGGTATGAGTGAAAAAGTGTTATTGATAAGGCCGTTTCTCCAGATTGCAATAAGGTCGTCCGCGTCTCGTGAACGTTGCATATCTGCTACGCCTTCAGCTATCTTGGGAATTTTGCGTATTCTTTGCCGTGTTGCGTTCCAGTTTGTCGAAAAGGTTATAGGCATTTGTCAATTCCTCTTCAAACCGAAAGTAATATAAACCGGAAACTTTCCGACTCTCATTGAAAGACCTTTGTCTGCAATCTTGAACTCTTGCCCGTCAAGAAGAACCGTGTCGCGTATCATGTCGATAGCGGAAAAATCCTTGCCGAGAGTGTCGTCTGAAATATAACCCGCGTCAATCCATGACTGAATTGGTGTATAAATGAGTACGTCAACTTCTGCACGAACTCCGGCTTTTTCAAGTTTACGAGCATCTGGTTGCCTTTCGACAGGAAGTGCCCATGTCTCGAATGTCGGCGTGATAGATTTCTTTTTTATCGTCCCGAGTGTATCACGTGATACGTCGCTTTCTTTACGCGGTCGGAAAGTCACGGGCGTTCCATATTGCATTGCTGCGTCAAGTGCATCCTGGCGGTATCCTTGCGCTTCGAGATAAACCGTGCAATCAGTCGAAACGCCACTTGAGCCCATGTTCACGATGCACCGCCCGTCATATACTTTCTGATAAGTGCATTCGCAGTTAAGGCAAGGTCACGCCTGATATGAGTATACTTTCCTGCATCTCCATAGTCGCGCGAGATTCCCGGAAGACCCTGATTACCGCCGCCCGTCTTGTTTGCAATGTGAGCAAGAACGACGTCAGCCGTTAAGCATTTAATCGCTTCGGCAACGTCTCCCGGGCAATTTGCATACCCGTATTGATAGGTAATGCGAAGATTGCGGTCACCACGATAGAAAATAGGGATATAACTTGACTCGTTAAAGTTAGCCTTTGCTTTCAAGATCCCTTCATCGGCAATCACCTGAATAGCCGTCGGCGTTAAATAGTAGAGATTGGTATCAACATTTGTATAGCTGATTTGTAAAAGTTGCACGATAGGACGGCGACGAAGAATCATAATAGAACTTCCCGTACCATCGTAGAACTCTGTCACGGTAGAAAGTCCGTCGAAAGTTTGCCGAGTTTTTGACGTAATCCACGGCATAATCCTGTTCGTGATACGATCTTGAATCCATGTGTCAGAAACGACACAAAAGTATGAAACAAGAATAGCGCTAGCGGTACCGCTAAGGGTCGTAGGCACGTTCAATGTGATCTGTCCGTCACTGTCTACCACGTCAACCGATTTGATCGACGCAAGAGCCGGGATGCCAGTTCCGAAAACGTTCATTCCTACGGTCAATTTTCTGGTATCGATATGCGTAATGATTGGAGAAGGTGATACCCACGTGCCGACAAGAGACTGATTATTTTGTGTATCCATTCCATAGCCTTCGAGTAAGGCGCGGATGTCGGACGGTTCGGGGATTCCTGCATCGTTCAATTATTCCTCCCAAAAAAGAAGGTCTACAGTTATATCAGACGCCGCATCAGGCGTAATAGTGACAAGGTAATTTGTGTTCGGTTTCAAAATAGAGATTGCGTCGTTTTCAACATTTCGGGTTGTGCCATTTACTCCGAGTATTTGTGTGCTGATTATGGTTCCTGCGCTTGTAACGGTCGGAGCAGAAAAGCGCTTAAACGCCATAGTGTCGTCAGCGAAACTCCGGTTTCTATTTAACACGGGGCTTGCAGTTCCATCTGCGGAACAAACGGGATTCTCTGCTATGGTTATAGTTGTGCGAGTTGACGCGGTAATAAGAGCTTTGAAAAAAACAGGTTTTGATCCAACCTTCCACTGTGTAACTGACGGAGTTGCAAGGGCGGCGGCTGCTTTGGAAATGAAAAAAATCTTTCCCATCGTAATGAGGTGAGAAATAAAATCCATCGGAACGGAATAGCCGGAATCATTCGTTATCATCGTACACCTCGATTAAAAAAACGCCGTCCCGTCCTAATTCATGGAGGAGTGGGCCATGAATAGGCGGGCAGGACGGCAGGAAAGAAGGACTAAATCTTGCGAACCCAGAGAATAACCGTGCGAGCGGCGGCAGTTGCGCCACCTGCATCGACAAGGTTACACTTCGCGGATGCATACGCGGTCGGGTTCGATTTCGGGTAGAACTTGTTCTGCGCAACGTCGATAGTTCCCGCGCGAGTCACTGCTTTCGCGACGGCTGATATAATCGCGTCGGTCACGGCAGTCGTGTTGTTCTGTATCTGGACGGTCGAAGAAGTCACGGCGGTATCCGTGCGAACGGTTACGTCAAGAATCTCGAAGTCGAAAAGAAGCGACGGGTCTGCGGGAAGATTTGCGGCAACGATTGCACCGACGGTACCGGCAGGAAATGCCGTTACAATCTGAAACGTTCCGTAGTTGTCGAGTTCGCGAATACGTTCGCCAAGTCTCGCATTCTGATCGGCAGGCTGACACGCGCTCATTGCGCTTGCTTCACCGGCTGAAAACTTATTCATATAAATACCTCATTCATCCACCGCCAACCTTGACGGCATAATTCGGCGCGGACGGCTTCAACTTGCGTCTCTACTCGTCCGCTTATTACTTCAACCGATTCCCCTGCGATTTCCATCTTGCATTCAGGCTTGAAGCTATCAGTGCAATCAGGATGTTGTAAATAAAACCATGGAGCGTCTGCTTTCGGTTTTACTTTCGCAACTCGTGGAGGCGGTAACTCGGGAAGAGCTAAAGTCTCTACGGGTTTTGTTTCTACAACTTGAACGGGAAGATCGAGCTTGCTTTTCAGCTTGCCCGATGCCTCCACGTCCTTTCGCGAGAGGACGGACACGGCTTACGCGCGCCGGACGTTCTTGAGCATATAGGACGTTTTCTCGAACGAGTCGATAAGCGTACCATAGGTCTTAATCATGAACGGATTGTTGTCATCCGTTTTCGCGAGCGGTTCCATAGTGACGAGGCCACCGAAACGAGAACCGGCAGAGTTCGTATACGCGAACTTGCCGAGCCCCTGAATCTTGTCCAGGTCCCAGAGAATGACGGTTTCCGGAGTGATTCCACCGGTTGCCACGACAGGAACGTCACTTCCCATTTTGGTAGTGACAGGAGCGGCAGCGGAAGGAATCGTGGCAACAAGACCTGAAGGAGCGGACACGGTCGGATTGATCGCGGTCGGAGTAGTCGAGAACGTCACGGTAGTCGTGCGAGCGTTCGGAGTTCCGACAGCATCGTACTGGTTAGCCGGAATGATCGAAACAAGAGTTTCGGTTCCAGTCGTGAGGCTTGCGTAAATCTTGTACAGACGCGCATCAGGTACATCGGCCCACGAGAGGGTTACGACAGAAGATCCACCAGTCGGGGTGACAGTGCGCTCGGCGTCGGCAATCGATTCTCCGTTGAGTCCAACATAGGAAACCTGGAAGAAATACTGCTGTGCGGCAACGGTTCCACCGGAATCAGTTTTAGCTGCGGTAACGGTTCCCATCTGGACGTCATTACGCAGCGAGCTGGTAGTGATGATCGGGATATCGCGGTACGCCTGAAGTCTCCAGCCGCCGTCGATTTCAACCTGAGTCATGCCAGAACCGACAACGCCCTGATTGAGACGTACGTTAGTCAGAAGCCGTGAATACTTCGAGAGCATTTCCGGCGTCATGAGGAACGCTTTACGATGGTTAGCACCCTGAAGACGGATGTTTGCATCGATCATGTTATCGAGATCCGAAAGATCGGTCGGAACAGTACCGCCCTTAGTTCCGGCAAAACGGTTGGTCTGAATAAACGTATCGAGTCCAGGGAACATGTACGGGTCAGCCTGATCGTTTCCGTAGTGAATCTGGAACACGAGGTTGTAGGCATGCGCCTGAACGTGGTTTTCCATTTCAAGGGAAAGGGCGTCCACGTAGCCTTTCGATGCGTCCATAAGAAAGTTAGTTACCGCGCCTTTCGCACGGGTAACTTTCAACACACGGCCAGTACGTTCGTACGTACTCTGTCCGGTCGGAGTTACGGCACCTTCACCGATTGCACCCTGTCCAGACGGAAGAGTGAGCAAGCGATTGAACTCATGATACCGCATAGCAGCGTTGAACGGATCGAGCACGGCAATTTCCGGCACGAGGCGAACGACGGTAGTGGTAATGAGTTTCTCAAGGTTCTGGGGAACAAGCGCCTGAGCTGAGCCAGCGGCGGCGGTCAGTGCTTTCTGAACAGTGGAGCTGATCGCTCCCTGCATATACGAAGCATTGGGGTTATTGATACCAGTCATAATACTAGTCCTTTACGTCTTCACGACGTTAAGATTGAAAAAATACGGGCCATACTGTCTCACGACATGAGGCACGATTAAATTACTTTACTGAAGATTCCACTTTGCGGCAAAAACGGGATCATTCGCAATGGCTTCGGAGAAACCGCGAATTGCTTCGCCGTTATCAGCTTCGGTTCTGTGGAATCCCTTTGCTACGGGAAGACCGGAATCACTCTGGCGATACACGCCGGAATCCTTGAGGGATTTCGTTACTGACGCGGCAATCACGTCAACCATGTTTCCACCGTTGAAAGGCGCGTTCGAGTTCTGCGATTTCTGAACAGTTGACTGAACAGGGGCAACACCGGACGCGGCCTGAAAACCGGAAAGCATTTCTCCGATAATCTGGCCCTGCTGG